GGGCCTACATGCTGGGCCGCGAGTACGCGCGCCAGATCGAGGGGCGCTGCGTCATCTTCCCGGCCTTCCGCTCGGCTAAGACCGTGCTCATGCCAGAGATGGCTGGCACCTCAGGCGGCAAGACCCCGAACAGCGGCGTCATCAATGGGACGATGCCGGGCAACATGCGCCTGACCATCGGCAGCGGGTCGACGGCCGGCTGGCCGATCATCACGTTGACCACCGCGAACAACCGCCTGACCGCGGTCATCGACAACACCGGCAACCTGGTCGCGACGCAGAACATCACGATCGACCTGAACAACCGCACGGCCTACAACGGGAATCTCGCGAACGGTGACATCGTCATCGCGAGCGCGACGCTCGGCATCACCAACCCGGTGGGCCTGCGCCGGCATGACCTGATCCTGACGCAGAACAGCGAAGGCGCCGGCACGTTGATGGCCATCAGCGCCATGGCCCAGTCGAACCAGGAGCTGATCAACGGGAACGTCCCGGTACTGCCGCCTCAGAGCTACGGGCCGATCACGCTGCGAACCCAGCCCGTGACGCTGAACGACACCCTGGCCTCGCTCAACGTCGCCCTGTCGCTGCAGATCGCCGCCGGCGGCAGCGTGACGATCGACTACGGCGACCTGACCCTCGACGCGGTCGTCGCGCTGTAACCCTCACCCTGAAGGACCACACCATGCGAGCCATCATCACTGCATCGACGGTTGCCGCCCTCTTGCCGGAGGGTAAGGCCTTCAGCGGCACCTATCTGGCTGTCGTCGACGGCGGAAAATCCGTTGGCCAGGGGCCGGCGGGGACGAAGTTCGCCTTCGACCTCGCTCCCGGCGACCACGTCGTCCGCATCGCGGCGCTGGACGCCGACGGCGAGCCGATGGGCGAAGACGCGCTGCTGCAGTTCTGGGTGCCGGACCACATCGAGCACGCCGGCGAGCCGGTCGCGACCGCGCATGCGGGCGAGGCGGCATCCGCGGAGACGGGAACCTACCCGGCGCCTACGATGCCCCACGTCGAGTTCGCTTGAGCGCCCAGGATGGCCCGCATCAGCAAGGCCCAGCGCCACGCCGACATCCACGCTGACGCGCTCGCGGAGATGGACGAGATCCAGCTCGCGGTGCGCGACGAGCGCATGCAGTGCCTGCAGGATCGGCGCTTCTATTCGATCGCCGGCGGCCAGTGGGAAGGCGCCGTCGGCGCGCAGTTCGAGAACAAGCCGCAGTTCGAGTTCAACAAGTGCCACCTGGCGCTGATCCGCCTGTTCAGCGAGTACCGCAACAACCGCATCACGGTCAACTTCCAGACCCCCGACGGCGAGAAGGACGACGGCCTGGCCGACGCCTGCGACGGCATGTTCCGGGCCGACGAGCGGGCCTGCGACGCCGACGAGGCGTACGACAACCTCTTCGAGGAGGGCACCGGCGGCGGCATGGGCGCGGTCCGGCTGTGCGACGAGTACGAGAACCCTGGCGACGACGAGGACACGCGCCAGCGCACGCGCATCGAGCCGGTGTTCGACGCCGACACGACCGTCTTCTGGCCGCTGGACGCCAAGCGCTACGACAAGTCGGACGCGAAGCGCGTCTACCTGCTCACGCCCTACACGCCGGCCGCTTACCGCGACGAGTTCGACGACGATCCGACGACCTGGCCGAAGGAGATTTTCCAGCACGAGTTCGACTGGGCGACGCCGCTCGTCGTGTGGGTCTGCGAACTGTACAAGGTCGAGGAGACCAAGCAGACGCTCCACTTCTTCCGCGGCCTGGACCCGTCCGCCGAGGACATGAAGGTCACCGACCAGCAACTCGAGGACGACCCCGACATGCTGGGCGAGCTGAAGGCGACTGGCTTCCGCGAGGTGCGCCAGAAGCAGGTCACCCGCCGGCGCGTGCGCAAATACCTGCTCTCCGGCTCGCGGATCCTTGATGACTGCGGCTACATCGCCGGCGAGCACCTGCCCGTCGTGCCGTTCTACGGCAAGCGCTGGGTCGTCGACGGCGTCGAGCGGATCATGGGACACGTACGGCTCGCCAAGGACGCGCAGCGCCTGCAGAACATGCTCATGTCGTGGCTGGCCGAGATGGCGAGCCGCTTCGACATCGAGAAGCCGATCCTCGACGCCCGCCAGGTCGCGCGCCACGCCACGATGTGGGCCGAGGACAACGTCAAGAAGTTCCCCTACCTGCTGCTCGACGCGATCCCGGGCGACGACGGCAACCCGCTGCCGCCGGCCCCGCTCTCCTACACGAAGTCGCCGCAGATCCCGCCCGCGATGGCCGCACTCGCGCAGATTGCCGGCCAGGCGCTCGAGGACATGCTGGGCAACCAGCAGCAGGGCGAGGAGATGCAGCCCAACATCTCCGGCAAGGCCGTGGAGCTGATCCAGAACCGGCTCGACATGCAGGTCTTCATCTACATGTCCAACCTGGCCAAGACGATGAAGCAGATCGGCCGGGTCTGGCTCTCGAAGCAGAAAGAGCTGCTGGTCGAGGAATCGCGCGCGAAGAAGACGATCGATCCGGCGGGCAAGGCCGGCAAGGTGGTCCTGAACCAGCCGTCCTACAACGCCGAGACCGGCCGCGAGGAGCTGAAGAACGACCTCTCGAAGTCGAACTACGAGCCTGACGTCGACGTCGGCCCGAGCAGCAGCTCGAAGAAGGCGGCCACCGTGCGCGCGCTCACCGGCGTGCTGCCGCTGGTCGAGGATCCGCAGACGAAGCAGGCGATCACGCTGGCGCTGCTGACCAACGTCGACGGCGAGGGGCTCGGCGAGCTCAACGCGTGGGCCCGCAAGCAGGCGCTGCGACTCGGCGTCGTCAAGCCCACCGACGACGAGAAGGACGAGCTCGCGCAGGAGCAGCAAACCGCCGCAAATCAGCCGCCCGACCCGCAGACGCAGCTGGTCCTGTCGGCCGCCGAACAGGCGAAGTCCGACGCCGACGCCGCCAAGGCCAAGACCGTCGACACGCTCGCCGACGCCGACCTGAAGCGCGCGCAGACCGCCAAGACGTACGCCGAGGCGATGTCCACGCACTCGGGCGCGCTCAACGACCACGCGATGACGCTGCACGAGATCAATCAACCACCGGAAAGGCCGGCCGGTGCGCAATGATCTTGCCGTGATTCACGTGAAACATTGAAGTTATTGCGCGAATGCGCTTTAATCGCCCCTGACGAGCTGCCCAAACCCTAGGAACCCGCAATGCCCAACCCATCCGCCGACACCGACCTCGAAGACCAGATCGACGACGCCCTCGCGGGCGACGACGCAACGGGCGACGCGGACGGCGACGGCGATGGCTCCGAAGCCGGCGACGACTCGGACGAGGAGGGCGGTACGGGCACCGAGGGCACCTCCTCGGACGACGGAGAAGGCGAAGGCAGCGATACCGACGACGGACAGCTCGTCATCTCCCTCGGCGACGATGCCGAAGAGGAGGACGCCCCCGGTGCCGACGGCCGACCCGCGCCGGCGTGGCTGAAGAACCTGCGCAAGGAGAACCGGGACAAGGATCGCCGCATCCGCGACCTCGAGCGCCAGGTGCAGACGCAAGCGCCGAGCGTGCCCACCGTGGGGCCGAAGCCGACGATGGAGTCCTGCGGGTTCGACGCCGACAAGTTCGAGGCCGACCTCACAGCGTGGACTGAACGCAAGGCGAAGGCCGACAGCGCCGTCGCGGCCGCCGAGAGCCAGCGCAAGCAGCAGGAGCAGACCTGGACGCGGCGCCTGGCCACCGTCGATGCCGAGGAGGGACGCCTGAAGCTGGCCGACCGCGAGGAGTCGCGCGAGGCATTCGAGGCGCAGCTCTCGCCGCTGCAGCAGGCGCTCGTCCTCGACGGCCCGGACGATCCGAAGACGGCCGCCATGCTGCGCTACGCCATCGGCCGCAACCCTTCCGTCGCGGCGCGCCTGCGCGCCATCGAAAACCCGGTGAAGTTCACCTTCGCCATCGCTGAACTGGTGGGCAAGATGAAGGCAGTCAAGAAGGGCGTACCGCCCAAACCCGAGAGCCGCCCGCGCGGCGGCGCGGCAGGCCACGCGGCCGTCGACGGTGCGCTCGCCAAGCTCGAAGCCGATGCCGCGCGCACCGGCGACCGCACGAAGGTCGCGGCCTACCACCGCAACAAGATGAAGGCCGCCGCGGCCTGATACCGCGGCAGGCCGGCGCCCCTTCAGCGCGCCAGGAATCGCCCACCTCGAAGGGCAGTGAGGCCCCCGTCCGGCCCTGAGCGGATGAGTCAACGCAGCGCGAGCGAAAGCCGCGCGTCGATCACTCATCGCATCAGGAGGCCGCCGTGGCGACCGCATTCACCAAGCAAGAAACCGTCTTCTTCGACAAGCTGCTGGCCGGCTTCGACGACCAACTCATCTTCGGGCGCAACGTCAGCGTCTACAACGCCGACCCGGTCGTGCTCGAGCGCTCGCAGGGCACCGCCTTCTGGCGTCCGGTGCCCTACGTGTCCGTCGTGATCGACGGCCCCGCCGGTACGGACATCTCCGCGTCGTTCGGCGACGTGACGCAACTGTCGGTTCCCATCGGCCTCGGCTACGACAAGACCGTGCCGTGGAAGATGACGTCGAACGACCTCAACGACCCGCAGCAGCGCGAGCGCAAGCTGGCGAGCGCCACGCAGGCGCTGGCGTCCTCCATCAACATCTCGGTCGCCAACGTCGCCGCGCTGCAGTCCACGCTGACCGTCAAGCGCACCGTCGCGGCGAGCGGCTTCGACGACCTGGCCGCGGCCGACTCGCTGATGCTCGAGCAGGGCCTGGTGGGCGACGTCGGCCGGCGCGTGTCCGTGCTGCACGCCCGCGACTACAACAACATGGCCTCGGTGCTCGCCAAGCCGGCCACCTCCGCGAACTCGAAGGTCAATCCGGCCTACGAGCGCGGCTATGTCGGCACGGTGTCGGGCTTCGACACCTTCAAGGCGGAGTACACCTACCGCCTGACCGCGGCGGCCGGCGTCACGGTCACGATGAGCGCCGCGAACCAGTACTACACGCCCAAGGCGACCAGCACGGCGACGACCGGCGAGCAGCAGAACGTCGACAACCGCTACCAGACGATCTCGATCGCGGTGACGAGCGGCACGGTCAAGGTGGGCGACAAGTTCACGATCGCCGGCGTCAACGCGGTCAACCACATCACGAAGGCCGACACGGGCCAGCTGAAGACCTTCACGATCACCCAGATCGTGACGGGCGCCGGCGGCACGGGAACGGTGCAGATCTCGCCGCCGATCATCTCCGGCCAGGGCGCGACGAAGCCGGAACTCGAGTACCAGAACGTGACCGCCACGCCGGCCAACGGCGCCGCGATCGTGTTCCTGAACACCGCGGCCTGCAACGCCTCGCCGTTCTGGGACGAGCGCGCGATCGAACTGCTTCCGGGGCGCACTGGCGTCGACGAGGGGCTGGCCGCCGCGGGCGCTGCCTACATGCGCGGCTCCACGGAGCTGGGCGTCGAGCTGTTCATGTACAAGTTCTTCGACATCAACACGAAGGTCTACAAGTACCGCGTGGATGCGCGCTGGGGCGTCGGGATGACGAACCCGGAGATGTGCGGCGTCGTGCTCTTCAGCCAGACCTGACGGGCGGGCCGGCCTCGGCTGGCCCCTCCGTCGCCCCGGGCCGCCTCGTGCGGCCCGATCCACTCTCAGCCCGCGAGGTTCACCATGGATCGCTTCCCGAAGATGCTCTACCGCTTTCCGGCCACGAGCGGCGACCCCGTCCAGCTGCAGGACGGCGTCTACAACACACTCATCGTCGACGACGAGGCCGCGCACGACGAGGCGCTTGCGGCCGGCTGGCGCGAGACGTCGCCGGAGGCGCGCCAGGCGCATGTCGATGCGCAGGATGCGGACGCCGCGCTGGCCGCCGCCGGCGCCAAGGCCGCCGACACGTCCGACGACGGCCTGCCCGCGACGCGAGCGGAGCTCGAGCAGAAGGCGGCAGAGCTGGGCGTCGAGTTCTCGCCCAAGATCGGCGACGCGAAGCTGGCCGAGCGCATCGCCGCCGCGCTGGCCGCCGCCGGCGTCTGAAAGCCCGCCATGCGCACGAAGCAGCAGCTCATTGAGGACGCCTACGGCGAGATGGGCCTCGCCAGCTACACCTTCGACCTCGAGCCGGAGGAGATGCAGACGGCGCTGCGGCGCATGGACGCGATGTGGGCAACCTGGGAGGCGGCCGGCATCCGCCAGGGCTACAACTTCCCCGGCGGCCTGAGCGACGACAGCGGCCTGCCCGATGTCGCCAACGAGCCCACGTTCTGCGAGCTCGCGATCCGCCTGGCGCCCGGCAAGGGCAAGCAGATCAACCCGGACACGAAGCGCAACGCGCGCGACGGGCTGGCTGCGCTCTACGCCATCGCGGCGATGCCCATGGAGCAGCAGCGCCCGTCGACGATGCCGCGCGGCGCCGGCAACAAGACGTGGCGCGGGCCCTGCGGCACCTTCTATCCGACGCCGACCTTCGACCCGCTGGTGGCCGACAGCTCGGACGATCTCATCATCACCCCGTAGGGCGCCATGTCGATCGAACAGCTGAACCAGGGCACCCTCGCGCTCACCTCCGAGCTGCCGTTCCGAGACGTGGGCGCCAGTGCGGACCGGCGCGGCACGGTCGCCGAGCTGAAGTCGCTGATCCTCGACGACTACGCCGGGCCGGCCACCGCGTCGGCCTACGTCACACCGCCGAGCGACGGCATCACCGGTGCGATCGCAGCGATCCAGGCCGCCCACGACCAGCTGCTGAACGACTTCAACGGCGGCAAGCTGACGATCGCGCCGCGGCTCGGCTCGCAGAAGTACCTGTGGGAGAAGACGTTCTTCCACCACCCGAAGGTGAAGATCGAATGGCCCGGCAAGGGCCTGGCCGACTTCGTCCTGATCGATCACCTTCCGCTCGCGCAGTTCGTCTATCGCGACGTCGCGACTGGCGTCGTCGCGCTCCGCGACCTGCCGTCCCGCTGCTGCATCTACGTCATCCCGTACGCGCCCTTCGACCTGACTGGCCAGGTCATCACGCCCTCGGCCAACGGCGTCATCACGGCGTACGAAGGCTTCACGATCGACGGCAACAAGACGGCGCAGGACGGCTACTGCTACGGCATCTACGCGCCGCCCGGCAAGACGGACCCGAACTGGCCCTTCGTCGCCGGCGCCTGGAGCATGAACCAGGTGACGAACCCGGGGCAGGGCGTCGTCAACTTGAACGCGGACGCGCAGGCCTACTACGGCTACACGACGCGCTCGGTCGAGATCTTCAACACGACCGGCACGCAGTTCTACGCCGGCGCCGACCGCCAGCGCACGCACTTGCTCGAGGAGACGAAGGGCACGCTCGGCGGCATCAACAACCCGGACGGCTCCGCGCTCTACGTCGCGCGCGGCTACGACATCCAGGGCAACGACGGCTGGGTCTTCGGCGGCGGCTTCGGCAACAACAACGGTGCGTCGCAGGGCTCGGGCGAGTCCGGGATGATGCGCCTGCAGAACAACGTCTTCCCACCCAAGGGAAACGACCCGGCCTCGATCGGCGTGCGCGACTTCGCCGTGAACGGCACGATGAACGTCTGCAACGTCATCAACACGCTCGCCCGCATGGAAGTCGCCGCGGGCAACCCGATCAAGGCGCGCGGAGGCGGCTACGTCGGGAACAACTTCCTCTGGGGCGGCTTCATGCAGACGAGCGGCCCGAATACCGGCCGGCCCGTGGGCGCGACGACGGAAGAGGGCGACTCGTCGCTGCAGTTCCAGGGCTACGGGCAGACGGTTGCGATCGGCAACGTCTTCAGCGTGGGCACCGACGGCACGACGCCGAAGTACCACATCAGCGCGACGCAGGGCGCCGGCGTGCTTGCCTGGAACCCGGCGACCAGCAACGTCGACGGCTCCAAGAGCTACCGCGGCACGACGCCCTGGTTCACCGACAACACGCTCGGCGTGATCGGCGGCGGCTGGCTGGACCAGTACACGGCGACGCTACACATCGGCGTGTCGTGGAAAGGGCTGATGGCCGGGCCCAACGTGGCCAGCACGCAGTTCGTGCAGATCGACACGCCGCTCGTCGCGGCGGCCGGCATCGTCGGGCGCACCGATGGCGCCGCGCCGCCCGCCGGCTTCGTGGGCGAGCCCGGCGCCAACAGCGGCACGATCGCGGCGATCACGCTCAACGCCGAGGCCGACGTCACCACGCTCGTTCTGCAGGCCGGCGAACACGACCTCTACGGCGAGGTCCAGTTCGCCCTCGCCGCCATCAGCGTGGCCGCGGCGTCCGCCTACTTCGAGGTGTCGATCAGCTCCACCGCGAACACGATGGACCGCAGCTCCGCGCGCATCTACGCCGCCGACTTCCTGGCTATCCCGGCCGCCGGCGCCAGCGGCACGCCGCTGCGCTCGCTGCGTGTCGGCCCGCTGCGGCTCAGCCTGGCCGGAAACCAGACCTTCCACCTGGTCATCAAGGGCGCGGCCATCTCCACCAACACGATCTCCGCCGCGGGCGTCCTGCACTCGCGGCGCTGGTAACCCCGAAAGGACTTCCCGTGATCAATCAGCCCTTCGCCCCGCGCTACGGCGCAACGGTCGTCGCCGCCACCGCGGCCGGCGCCGTCAACGTCAACGTCCCGGCCGATTCGAAGAACATCCTCATCGTCAACGACGGGACGGGCGTCGTGATGATCCGCGTGAAGCCCTCCGGCCAGGCCGGTGATGCCACGGCGGCCGACTGCCCGGTCGCCAAGAACAGCTCGCGCGTCATCACGAAGGACCCGGGCTCGCAGGGCGTCGTGAGCGTCTGGTCGCCGGGCGGCGCCGTGGGCAACGTCTACATCTGCCCGGGCGAAGGCTGGGGCGGGCAGTAAGCCATGCAGGTCCCGCTGCTGAACGGTATCTGGACGGACGCGGTCGCCGACTTCCGGGTCAGCTACCCGCGCAATCGCGTGCCGGTGCCGGTGGAGCAGGGAATCTCGAAGGGCTACACGCGGCCCGCGCCCGGCATCCGCGCGAACGGTACCGGCCTGGGCAACGGCCGCGGCGGTGCGCGGTGGAAGGACACGCACTACCGCGTCTCTGGATCGAAGCTGCTGCGCGTGTCTGAGGATGGCTCGACGACCGAACTCGGCGACGTCGGCGACGACACCCACCCGGCGACGTTCTCGTATGGCTTCGACCGGCTCGCCATCGCGTCGGCGAACAACCTCTACTACTGGAACGGCTCGGCGCTGACCCACGTCACCGACCCGGATCTCGGGCGCGTGCTCGACGTCGTCTGGATTGCCGGCTACTACCTCACGACCGACGGCACGTCGCTCGTGGTGACCGACCTCAACGACCCGACATCCGTCAACCCGCTGCACTACGGCTCGGCCGAGGCGGACCCCGATTCGATCGTCGCGGTGCGCGAGCTTCGCGACGAGGCCTATGCCATCGGCCGCTTCTCGATCCAGGCGTTCGACAACATCGGGGGCACCGGCTTCCCCTTCGCGCCGATCAAGGGCGCCACGGTGCCGCGCGGCGCTGTCGGCACGCATGCGGTCGCTGCGTTCCTCGGCTCGTTCGCATTCGTCGGCGGCGGCCGCACCGAGGACGGCCCGGAGCCGCCCGCGGTCTGGATCATGACGCCCGGCGACGCAACGCGGATCTCCACGCGCGAGATCGACACCATCCTGCAGGGCTACACCGACGACCAGCTCGGCGACTGCTACGTCGAGTCGCGCATGGAGCGCGGGCACCAGCAGCTGCTCGTGCATCTGCCCGACCAGTGCCTCGTCTACGACGCCGCGGCCTCGCAGATCGTTCAGGAACCGGTCTGGTACACCTTCGACAGCGGCTTCGACGCCCCGGCCACGTACCGCGCGCGCTCACTCGTCTGGTGCCACGGCCGCTGGAACGTCGACGACCCGACCAGCACCGCGCTCGGCTACCTCGTCGACGATGTCTCGACGCACTACGGCTCGAAGATCGGTTGGGACTTCGGGACGATGGTCCTCTACAACGAGAGCCGCGGCGCCATCGTGCACGACATCGAGCTCGTCGCGCTGACAGGCCGCGTCGCGCTCGGCGCCGATCCTGTGGTCTGGACATCCTGGTCCATCGACGGCATCACCTGGAGCCAGGAGCGCGCGAAGAGCGCCGGCAAGCGCGGCGACCGCGCCAAGCGCCTGCAGTGGCGCGACCAGGGCCGGTTCGAGAACTGGCGCGTCCAGCGCTTTCGCGGCACGAGCGACGCGCACGTCACCTTCGCGCGCCTCGAGATGACCGTCGAGCCGCTGGCGGTCTGACGTGCCGGACGTCAATCTCGCCAACCGCCCAGTCCCGCGCACGCAGCTCAGGGACGCGCTAGGCAACGACCCGCGGCTGATCAAGAGCTTCGAGGGCCTGCAGGCCGACAGCGTGAACATCGCGTTCGCGATCAACACGCTGACGCTCCAGCTGCTGAATTCGTCGCCGGGCGCCTTCAACGTGCGGTTGTTCCGGCACATCAGCGACCTTCACTGGGATGAGATGGGGCTGTCGACGCCCGACTCGATCCGAACCGCCGGCTATAGCGCCATCGGCAAGGGGGCGGCGACGTACTTCCGCCTGCCCGATGGGCCGTGGTCCGCCAACGCATACACGATCCAGGATGCCTCCGGCAACTGGTGGCGGTTGCCCCTGGACCAGCCGGTCGAGGCCGAGCAGTTGGGCGCCGTCGGCGACGCTGTCATCGAGACAGGCCTCGCACAGGGAACCGACGACACACAGGCATGGCAACTGGCGCTGTCCGGTCCATGGGCGAGCGTCAGGGCGAATCCTGTCGGCTACCTGGTGGGCGACCTGCGGCCCGCGCCGGGCGTCACGATCTTTGCTGGCGCCGGGCTCGCCTACACGGACAACACGAACCCGTTCAACCCGCGCGTGGCGCCGACCTTCATACGGTTGGCCGGCGCGCAATCGGTCTTCGACATGGGCTGGCTGCGCGGCACCAACCCGGCCGACCTCGCGACCTACAACCTGCCGATCCCGCTGCGATCGGTGACGATGGTTGGCATCGACGTGGACGGCGTCGCCCGCGACTGCTTCGGCATCTCTGGCGGCTCGAACCGCCTGCGCCTGCTCAACGTCCAGGTCATGAACTGCTCGGTCGACCTAGGCGGGCAGACCCTGGGCTCGGACGGCCATGTCGGCTCAGCCTACACGCGCAGCGCGCGCGTCATCGACTGCGCCTTTACCAGCGCCGACATCGGGGCGCAGAACTTCATCGACAGCCAGTTTCTCGGCGGGGAGATCGCCAATTGCGACACGTTCGGCTGGCACTGCACGAACGGCGGCAATTCGAACACCGTCATCGGGACCCGAATCGAGTTCACCCAATCGGGCACGAACATCGAAATCAACAACTGCTCGGACATCATCTTCGCGGCCTTCCTGTCCGATCGCGGCGGCCTGCTCGGGATCTCGATCAAGAACTGCACGGACGTGCAGATCAACGGCGTCAAGGTGCGCCGCGCCGGCGCGCTCGGCAACGTCGGGTTCCAGTCGGACGCGGCGATCTACCTCGAGGACAGCCAGCGCATCGACCTGGTGAACGTCACGGCGTCGATCGGCCACGCCGATGGCGGCACGCCGCCGGATACGCCCGACATCGGCATCGTGATCAACAACTCCGGCGGCCCGAATCCGTGCTCGGACATCTCGATCACGGGCGGCGACTTCGCGGCGATGCCGACCCCGCTGAAGGCGGTGCCTGGGCGCGACTCCATCACCAGGTTGCGCATCCTCAACGTGCGCGGCATCCCGGACTACGACAACTCGAGCCCCGAGAAGCGCAAGGACGGCCGCACCTACTACGACAACCCCGTGACTGCGCTGCTGAATGCGGCGGGCGGCTCGCAGGCCTTCACGATGGACCTGCTGCCGCTGTCCGCGTTCACTTACGACGCATTCACGCTGACCGTCTGGACGCGATGGGACACCGGGCTCGGCAACCGCGGCCTCGCCAAGTTCGCGCTGCTGTCGCGAATCGATAGCGCGGGTACGGCCGCCGTCGACGTCGGCTCGGTCTTCGGCGAACACGGTGCGGCCGGTGCCATCGCGTTCGGGGGTGGCACGGCAATCGACCTGGCAATCAGCGCCGTGGCGGCTGATGCCTCGTCGTTCACGCTCACAATCACGAACGTCGATGCCACGCACAAGATTGAGGTCTATGCGCGCGTGACGTCGGCGTGATTTGCCTCGAGACGCCGCCGCGCGTGATAATGCGGCACCCGATGGGCGCAACGCCCATCCGCTGAGCCAACAGAGCCGCCAGCAGCTCGCCTACCCCCGATGGGGAGACGAGGACTGTGATGCGGAATTTTCTGAGGATCGCCAGCGGCGTCAACGTGGCGCCGCTCATGCTGGCGATCGCGCGCCGGCCCGACCTCTGGACGGAAGACACCTTCCTCCGGCACTACCCGCAAGGTCCGTTCGGCGAGGTCGACTCGATCATGCTGCGCTTCCCGCGCAAGATCGAGTTCAAGGGCAAGAGCGCTGAGCGCAAGGTCGCCGCCTACAAGGCGAACCGCCTGCCCGGGTTCGACCAGCACGAGTCCGTCGACTACCCCGCCTACGCGCAGTTGCCCGAGGCGCGGCCGCTCGTCATGAGCATCTTCGCCGCGGTCGCCGGCGAGCGCCTGGGCCGCGTGATGATCAACCGCATCGCGCCTGGCGGCCGCATCTTCCCGCACGCCGACACGCCCGAGCACACCGACTACTACTCGCGCTTCCACCTGGTGCTGCAGTCCTCCGAGGGCGTCCGGTTCCGCGCGGGCGACGAGGTCGCGTACTGGGAGACGGGCGCCGTCTTCTGGTTCGACAACAAGCAGGAGCACGAGGTCGTCAACGAGTCGGCGGTCGACCGAATCCACATGATCGTCGACGCGAGGTGCTCGCGATGAGCTGGGCTGAGGGGTTCAGGATGGCCGAAGACTCGGCATTCGCGGCAGCCGAGGGAAGGTGCGCCGCCCCGCGCGCCGGCACCGTCTACCAGGTCGAGCCGTGGGCGACCTTCAAGGTCGAGGCGAAGGGCCTGTTCGAACGCCACTGGCGCGAGGTCGCGCTGAACCATGCCGAGGTGCCCCTCGACGTCGACTATCCGCGCTACGACGAGATGGCGGCGCGCGGTGCGGTGCACGTCGTCACGGCGCGCCGCGGCGGCCTGCTGATCGGCTACCACGTCGCCTTCATCGCCGGGCACATGCACTACCGCTCCACGCTGCACGCGGTGACCGACGTCTACTGGATCGCGCCGGAGTGCCGCCACGGCGTCACGGCGATCCGGCTATTCCAGGCTGTCGAGCGCGAGCTCGCCAAGCGCGGCGTGCGCAAGGTCTTCACGGCGACGAAGCTGCACATGGACCAGGGCCCGCTCTTCGAGCGCCTCGGCTACAAGCCGGTCGAGCGCATGTACGCCAAGCTGCTGGGAGCCGCCTGATGGTCGCCGCAGCAGTGGGCATAGGCACCGCGGTCGCGGGCCTTGGCGCCGCCGCCATGCAGTCGCACTCGGCCAGTTCCGCCGCCGGCGCGCAGACCGCGGCCGCGCAGGCCGGCATCGCCGAACAGCAGCGCCAGTTCGACACGGTGCAGCGGCTCCTCTCGCCCTACGTCACGGCGGGTACCGGCGCCATCGGTGCGCAGCAGAACATGCTCGGGCTCAACGGTCCGGATGCGCAGCAGCAAGCCATCGCCGCCCTGCAGTCGTCGCCGTACTTCACGGCCATGCAGCAGCAGGGCACGGATTCGATCCTCGCGAACGCCTCGGCCACCGGCGGACTGCGCGGCGGCAACACACAGGCTGCGCTCGCGCAGTTCACGCCGCAGCTGCTCGCGCAGACCTTCCAGCAGCAATACGGAAACCTGGCCGGCATCTCCAGCCTGGGCCAGAACGCGGCGGCCGGCGTCGGCAATGCCGGCCTGGCAACGGGCCAGGGGATCGCCGGGCTGCTCCAGCAGCAAGGCGCCGCGCAGGCCGGCGGCGCGCTGGGACAAGGCGCCGCGTACGCGGGCGCCATGAACAGCTTCACGAGCGGCCTGGGCGCCTATGCCGGGCTCGGCGGCTTCCAGCAGCGCGCGCAGGTTCCGAGCGTCAACCTCGGCAGCGCCTTCGACTACGGGCCGGGGGGCTTCTGATGGGACCGAACGACTACATCCTGAACACCGCGGCGCCCTTCCAGGCCTTCGCGCAGGGCTACCAGGGCGGCGCCGCGATCCGAGACGACCAGTTCGCCCAACAGCAGCAGCAGACGGCGCTCGCGCAGCAGCAGCAGCTTCTGCAGGCGCGCCAAGCCGCCATCTCGAACCCCACGGCGACGAACTTCTCGACGCTGATGCTGCTCGACCCCAAGTCGGCCGAGGCATCGCAGAAGGCTTGGGAGACGCGCAACACCGAGCAGCAGCAATCTCTGGCATCCGACCTCGGAAGCTACGGCGCGGCGCTCGTGAACAAGCAACCGCAGATCGTCGCGGACGGACTCAATCGCCAGGCCGACCTCATCGAGCAGCAGACTGGCGGCCCGACGCCCGACTCGCAGTCGAAGCGCGCGCTCGCGCAGGTCGCGCTCGAACACCCCGAGCTGGCGCTGGGCAAGATCATCGCCGTCCTGAAGTCGAGCAAGGCCGGCGGCCCGGTGGCCGACTCGCTCTTGGCGCTCATGACGAAGCCGGCCGAGGTGGCGAAGGCGAATGCCGACGCGTCGAGCGCGACGACGAAGGCCGCCGTCGACGCTGCGGCCGCTCCGGACGTCGCCGCGAAGCCCGGAATCGACAACGCGAAGACGCAGGCCGACATGCGCATCGCGGAGCTCAACACGCAGATTGCACAGGCCAACAGCGAGACCGATCGCGGCAGGCTGACCCTCGAGCGCGACAAGCTGGTCCAGGAGCAGGCGCTCGCCAAGCAGTCGCGAGGCCAGGCAGCACAGGACTCGCAGGACAGCGTCACGCAGGCGCTGCAGACCCTCGACCAGATCAAGACGCACCCCGGGCTCGATTCGCACGCTTGGTACGACCCGCGCGGGTTGGACGATACCAACCCCGGGACGCTCTGGGGCCAGGTCATGAAGAGGCTGCCAGGCACAGACCGGAACGCCCTCGAGACCTACGTCGATTCGCTGAAGGGGCAACTCGGGTATCAGGCGCTGCTCGCCGCGAAGGCGGCAAGCCCGACCGGCGCATCAGGGTTCGGCGCGCTCAGCGAGGGCGAGCTGAAGCTGCTTTCCAACCTCGCCGGCAACCTTGATACGAGCAGCAAGGACTTCCCGAAGCAGCTCAGCAACGTCGAGAAATACCTGACGAAGATGCAGTCGAAGATCACTGCCTCGCCGAGCGTTCCGACGGCCGGCGGTGCCTTCGTCATGAACACGCCCCGGTATGGGGTCGTGGATGAAGGCCGGGTCAACTCACTGTTGAAGCAGTTCCCCGGCTCGACGCGCGCTCAGGTCCTGCAGTTCCTGCAGGCCCAGGGGAAGTGATGGCGCAAGCCGAGGCGACCCCCAACAGCTACCGCGATCCGTTCTGGACGCAGCTGGCCGAGACGACTGCGCAGAAGGTCGGGCTCCCGGCCGGCTTGCTGTCGGCCGTCGTCCTGCACGGTGAGAAGTCGAACGCCGACCAGGTCAGCGAGGCCGGCGCGAAGACGCCGTTCCAGATCACGCCCACCACGCGCGATGCGATCCTGAAGCGCGACGGCATCGACGCCTATCTCTCGCCCGAGAACGCCGCCGAGGCCGCGGCGCTGGTGCTGAAGGACGGCCTGCAGTGGGCCAAGGGCCGCGCGAGCGATCCGGCGACTCAGGAGCGCCTGGCCGCCGGCTTCTATCACGGTGGCGGCGACACGGCGAACTGGGGGCCGCGCACCAACGCCTACATCGCGCGCGTGAGCGCCGGCTCGCAGCAAGCCAAGGGCGACGCGCTCGCCAACGACTTCGCGGCGTTCATGAAGGAGAATCCGGCGGTGCCGGCCGCTGCAGCGCCCACCGCGGCCGCCGGCGCAGATCCGCTCGCCGCTGACTTCGGCGCCCGGAAGCAGCAGCAGGACGCGACGGCCGCGCACCCCGACCGCGACTACTCGCCGCAGATCCCCGACACGCCCACGCAGCTCGACGAGCAGGGCCGGCCCTACGTCAGCAACGCGCGTGCGCCGCAGCCCGGCCTCGGCGACAAGGCCCTCGGCGCCGGCGAGGCTGGGCTCGCCACTGCGACTGGCATTCCGGCCTACATCGCCGGCGCCGGCTCGTACCTCGACCAGTTCAACCGCGCCATCGCAAACAAGCTGGGTGACTCGCTCGGCGTGGGCGGCCCGTCGTGGCCGGTGCAGGACCCGGACCAGGCGGCGACGCAGACCGCGCAGCAGCTCACCTACCAGCCGCGCACCTCCACGGGCCAGGACTATGCGCAGTCGCTGTCCGAGGCGATGCAGCCGCTTGCCGGACTGAACCCGGTCGAGGGTGCGCTGATCGCGAGCGGTGCGCGCCCGGCGGTCCAGGCAACTGCCGGCGCCGCGCGCGCCGCGCCCGAGGCAATCACGGACGGCGCTGCAGCCGCCGGCGCCGCGATCCGCGACCGGTATGCCGCGCTGACGGGCGGCGCGTCGGTCAAGGCCACGCCGGGCTCGATGGGCAGCGCGGGCGCCGCAGGCACCGACATCGCGTTGCAGCGCGCAGCCACTGCCGCTGACCTGCCGGTGCCAATCAAGCTCACCCGTGGCCAGGCCACGCGCGACTTCGCCCAGCAGCAGTTCGAGGGCGAGACGGCGAAGAATCCGGACGTGGGCGAGCCGCTGCGCGAGAACGCGGCCAAGCAGAACCAGCAGCTGGCGCAGAACTTCGACGCGCTCATCGACCGCACCGGCGCCGAGAAGGCGAGCGACATCGAGGCCGGCCGGTTCATCGTGGACGACACGCTGAAGAAGGCCGCGGCGCGCTCGAAGGCCGAATACGACGCGAAGTATGCCGCGGCGGACAAGGCCGGCGAGACGCTGGCGCCGGTCGACGTCCAGCCGGTGCTCGACTACCTGAACACGCAGCCCGAGGGCCTGCCATCCAACCGCGTGCCCGACGCCGCGCGCAAGTACGCCGAGACGCTCGGTATCGCGACGCGTGACGCCGACGGCAACCTCGTCGCGAATCCGGACGTGAACCTGCGGGCGACCGAGGCCTGGCGCAAGGAGATCAACCAGGCCGTCGGATTCGATCCCAGCGACCAGCGCCAGGGCGCCATCATCAAGGGCCATCTCGACGCCCAGACAGAAGGCCTCGGCGGCGACCTCTACAAGCAGGCGCGCCAGGCCTACCAGCGGCATGCGCAGCTGTTCCAGAACAACGCGATCGTCGCGGACCTGCTGGAGACGAAGCCCGGCACCGCCGACCGCCGCGTCGCACTCGACGACGTCATCGGCCGCATCGTCCTCAAGGGCTCGCGCGAGGACCTCTCCGCGCTGCGCCGCACGCTGCACGTCAGCGACCAGCACGCCGGCGTCGCGCCGGGCGGCGCCGGACCGGGCAGCCAGGCTTGGCGCGAGGTGCAGGGCGCGACGCTGCGCTACATCGCCGACGAGGCCGGCGCCGTGGGCAAGAACGCGTCGCGCGACACCGCGGGGCGCCCGATCATCTCGTTCGCCGGCCTGAACAAGGCGATCCGCACGCTCGACGACGGCGGCCGGCTCGACTTCATCCTCGGCAAGAAGGACGCGCAGACCGTACGCGACATCGCCGACGTGGCGGCCGTCATCAAGACCGTGCCGCCCGGCTCGGTGAACACCTCCAACACCGCAGCGACGTTGATCGCCGCCCTCGGCGAGTCCGCCGTCACCGGCGCGCTGACCGGCCTGCCGGCCCCGCTCTACACGATCGCCAAGTTCGCGAAGCAGTACCGCGACGCCGAGCGCCTGCGTGTGCGCGTGCAGGACGCGCTCGAGGGCATGCACCACACGGCCCCCACGCCAGCACCCCAACCGAGGAAGTTCTGATGCTCGCGATCCAGTCGCCACTGCCGCAATTCCCTGACCTGTTCGGCAAGCCGCTGCAGGCGGGCCAGGCCTTCTTCGGGGTTCCCAACGACAACCCGATCACCGCGCCCGTCGACGTCTTCTGGGACCTCATGGGCACGCAGCCGGCGACGCAACCGGTGCGCACAGTCAACGGCATGCTGGCGCGGGCGGGCACGCCCGCCACGGTCTTCTGTGCGGGCGACTTCTCGCTGCTGATCCAGGACGCGACCGGCGCGCAGGTCTTCTACGCCGCCTCGTCGGCCGACATCAGCAATTTCCTCGCGATCGAGGCCCGGCTGGACGGCCTGGCGACCGCGACCGGCGCACCCTCCATCGGCTACCTCGCGAAGGGCAATGGCGCGGTGCTGCGGCCGGTCGACAGTAAGCTCGACGACTTCCGCGGGCCGATGGACTTCGGCGCGACAGGGCTGCAGGCCAACGACGCCACCAATTCGATGCAGCTGGCCGTCGATGCAGCGCTGAGCGACGACAAGCCGGGTAACTCGGTCTTCACTCCGGACGGCACGTTCCCGCTCACGGAGAGCATCGAAATCGACCTGACGATCGCCAACACGTCGACGGCAGGCCGCTTCTCGTTCTTCGGTGTGGGCAATGCGTCCATGCTGCTGATGAACGCGAACCCGAACGAAAACGTCTTCAACATCTCGGCCAACCCGGGCCAGTCCTTCAGCAGCGACTTCCGCAATTTCCGCGTGCAGGTCTTGCCGCAGGGCAACAACGTCAACAGCTACGTCCTCGACACCGGACTCGGGTCGACGATGCTCGACTTCCAGATCAGCGGGATCTACGTCAACGGCATCGCTCGCGGATTCGGCGGGCAGTTCGTCTCGGGGCAATTTACGAACTGCATCTTCGACTTCATGCCCGACTACGCCATCCATGGCAAGTCGAAGGAGTTCCGCAAGCTCGAGATCGTCGGATGTCACTTCTACAAGGTGAAGCAGTACTCAGTCTACGTGCAGGGCGACCTCGACTCGAGCGGCAACCCGACGGACATCGCTGACCGCGACAACGGACGCGGCGCCGGGCACTACACGATTGCCGGCTGCGGCTTCGATCGCCACCTCGACAACACCGAGACCTGCCAACACATCTACGCTTCGCAGGTCGACAACGCGACGCACGCGGGCAACTGGTTCAACGGCAAGGACCCGGGCTCGACCGACTACCCGCTCGACGCGATCCGCTACATCGGAGCGCGCTTCCTGAGCTTCGCCGCGCAGCAGATGCGCCACTACGGGCGCGGCGTCTATCTGCAGGACTGCATCGGCCTGCAGATCGAGGGCATGAACATCGTCACCGGCAACCAGCTCAGCCAGCCGACGACGGGCGCCCTGACGATGATCAACGTCACGGACTCGATGATCCGGGCCAGCATCATCGAGTCGGGCGGGCTCGGCGCAAGCCTGGACGGCTGCGTGGACTGCACCGTGGAACTCGATGTGACGGACTCGCAGTTCAGCGGGATCTACATCACGAACTGCTCGCGCATCAAGCTCAAGCCCCGGGTGGTCGATGCCAACAAAGCCGACAGCGGCACGGCCAACCAGACGTACGGCATCTGGATCGGCCCGGGCTGCAGCGGCATCGAGATCGAATGCCCACACAGCTACGTGACGAACGTGCTCGCGGGCCAGAAGATCAATCTCTTCATCGATCCCGCCAACGCCGTCGGCGCGGTCCAGATCTACGGGGGCGGCCGGCTCTCCAGCGTGCGAACGGGCGGCGCAGCCGTCTCCGACACCGGCGGCGTGCTGAGGTCCAGCGGCACGATCAAGGGTTTCGTGACCAAGGCGTCCGGCCAAGCCAGCATCGCCAACCCCGCGACGACGGTCGTCGTCAATCACGGCCTCGGCCGCACGCCGTCGATCGCCGACATCGTGCTCACGCCGAACAACGCCACGGCGGCCGCGACGCCGGCATGGCCCTCGGGCGTCACGTCGACGCAGTTCACCCTCAACGGCTCACCAAGCGCGGGCACCGCGACCTGGGGCTGGTCGATCGACACGGAGCATTGATGGCCGAAGACCGCTCCACGAGCCGCCCCATGGTCCTCGACGAGTCCCGCAGTCGAGCGAGCGACGTGCCGGCCACGCAGGAGGACCTCTCCAAGGTCGACAGGCGCTTGGCAAGTTGCGAACTCGAAGTCTCCAACATGAACAAGATGCTCGCGGCCAACACCGTGATGACTGCGGAGACGAAGGAGGTTCTCGATGCCGTGAAGGCCGGCCTGCTGGTGCTTGGCTACATCGGGAAGGCGGCCCAGTGGGCGGCCAGGCTGGCCACGGCCGTCGCGGCGATCTACGCGGCCTGGCAGTTGATCCGGCACGGCCAGTCGAAGTGATGCCATGCGCCGCCCCGACTTCACCGAGATCGTCACCCGGCAGCTCGCCGAGGAATGCTCGGTGCTGCAGCGCGCGGCCTACGACCGGCTCTGGCTCGAGATCAACCGCGACTCCATCGAGCTGTTGAGGCAGCGCGTGGAGATGCAATCGCGGCAGGCCCTGGGGCTGCTCGACTACGCGAGGCTGCCGCGGCCATGACGCGCAGCGGCCCGCCCGAGCCACCGGCCGGCCCATGGCAGCCGCTCGGCTCGCCGACTCCGAAGCCTGCCCCGACGCCCGCGTCGGAGTGGGACCCCGTCCCCGACACCCCGGGGATTGAACGCAACCGACTCACCGGCCGGCTGCGCACCAACCTGCCACTCCCGAAATGAAGCTCATCGACGACGCCGGCGCGGTCTGGCACCGCCTCTGGTCCGTGCGCCTGGCGCTGCTTGCCGCGGCGCTCGACGGCGGGAACGTGCTGCTCGGCTACCTGGTGCCCGAGCACCCTCGCCAGTCGCTCGCCATCCTGGCCGGTGGCGTGGCCATGGCGGCCGCAATCGCGCGCGTGGTCGCGCAACCGAAGCTCCGGAAGGACACCGATGCCTGAAGCCTCCCCGAACCGCCGGCGCACCGCCATCGCCGCTGCCGTCGTTGCGCTCGCCGCGCCCGCCGAGGGCATCCGGCACTACGCCTACTACGACCCGCCGCACATTCTGACCGTCTGCGAGGGCCACACCGGGTCCGACGTCATCAAGGGCCGGTATTACTCGGACGGCGAGTGCTACGCCCTGACGCAGGCCGACGCCGGCAAGGCTGTTGACGCGGTGCTGCGCTGCGCGCCGGACGCGCCCGACTCGGTCGCCGCCGCCTTCGGCGATGCCGTCTTCAACCTCGGCCCAGCGATCGCCTGCGATCGAACCCGGTCCACCGCGGCGCGCCTGCTCTACGCCCACGAATGGCGAGGGGCTTGCGAGCAGCTGCCACGCTGGGACAAGGCGACCATCGCCGGCGTCAGCGTCCCG